ATGCTTTAAAATTGGTTTTGACAATATGAAACAATATAAAAGAATGACAGCCTTGCCACTTGGCAAAAGATTTCAAGCAAACCTCCTAAAAGTGTTGGTAGGAACGCCTGTTGTATGGGCTACCGAAGACTCTGAATAAGAAAAGCAAAGCAAAAAGATGAAAAGAATAGGTAATTTATACAATAAAGTAATCTCCGTGGAAAATTTGCGTGAAGCTGACGAAAAAGCACGCAAAGGCAAAACAAACACATACGGAGTTAAAGTTCACGACAAAAATCGTGAAGCAAATATTCTTGCTCTTCATGAAGCATTGCTGACAAAGACGTTCAAAACCTCCCCTTATGATGTCTTCACGATTTTTGAACCCAAGGAGAGGCTTATTTTCCGTCTTCCGTACTATCCTGACAGAATAGTACATCATGCCGTCATGAATGTTCTTGAACCGATTTGGGTCAGGACTTTCACGCACAATACTTTTTCATGTGTCAAGGGACGTGGGATAGAGGGGTGTGCCCGGCATATAGATAAAATCATTGAGAAGTACAAAGGCAAGCCATTATACTGTCTTAAAATTGATATAACCAAATATTATCCCTCCATTAACCATGAAGTCTTAAAAAAAATTGTACGCCGGAAGATAAAAGACAAAGACCTACTGTGGCTTCTTGATGAAATTATTGACAGCGCAGAGGGGCTTCCTATCGGGAACTATCTTTCACAATATCTCGCCAACCTGTTCTTGTGCTATTTCATGCACCGTGTGAACGAAGTATTGAAACTTGACGCAGCCGAATACGCTGATGACATCACGTTTTTCTCTTCATCAAAAGAACAACTGCGGGAAGCGTTCAAAGAGATAAGAAAAATGATTGAAGATGAACTAAAACTGAAAATCAAAGGAAACTATCAGATATTCCCAATAGCAGCCAACCGTTATGACAAACACGGGCGTGCGCTTGATTATGTCGGTTACAAGTTCTACCGTAATCAAAAACTTATCAGAAAGAGTATAAAGAAGAATTTCTGCCATACCGTTTCACGGCTAAACCGACGTACCCCATTGCTTGACGCAAAGGCTTATAAACAAGCTGTTGCCCCGTGGCTCGGTTGGGCAAAACATAGTGATAGTAAACATTTATTAAAAACAATCATTAAACCGTGTTATTATGATAGCATTTTATGACAATCAGCCTGCCAAATTGGAGGCAGTCGGAAACGGAAGTTACGTTTACCGCTTCAACATTCAGAAAGTTGAAAAACCCGCCACCGTTGAACCAAGCGAACTCGCTTCTGACGATGAAGCCCCGGTTCAGGAACAATGGAAATGTGAAGAAGCTACCGTGTGGGCTCCGCTTTCTTCAAACAAGATAACTGAAACAGTTATCACGGAGAAGTGGGACAACAACCGGGAACAAAAACTTGTGAATGAGTTCAACGCAGCGAACCTCGGTATGATTGGAGGGGCGAAATCAAGCGAGGAAGCCAAGGCAAAGATTGAGGCATACAAAGCCTATCTATCCGAACGTGCTACCCTGAAAGCGCAAGTGGATGCAGACTGCCTTGAATACGGTATTCTGTAACTTGTAAAAACCGATTCCCGTCACGTTATTCAAACATAAAATGTGACGGGAAGAATGGTTATTCTTGAAAAAGCCTTTTTTTAGCCCCGTAGAACGCTTAAAAAGTGATTACAATATAATCATACCATTTTAAAAAGAAAGTTCAACCACGGGGAAATTCGGAAAAATAACTCAAAGTTTAGTAGTATGATAATTTACAATAATGCCGGAAACAAGGTTCTTGAAATCGAGGTTGATGATAACAGTTATCGCAATAGGGCTGTCATGGGAGACCATAGTTTAACGTTGTACTATTCACTCCCCGAACACGTTGAAATCCCAGTAGGCTCTTACTGTGAGTTTCAAGGCGAAACGTTCACGCTCAAACGCCCGGAGAATTTCAAGATGAAACATAAAAGACTGTTTGAATACACGGTGCTTTTTGACCCGCCCGAAGCAAACGCAAAAGTTTGGAAATTCAGAAACCCGGTTGACGGACGTTTGAAATTTTCGTTGACTGCAAAGCCGCATGAACATCTTCAAATGTTTGTTGACAATATGAACCGCCGTGACAAAGGATGGACGGTTGGCGAATGTATTGACGGTGTTGAAACCCTGATTGCCTATGACCATGATTTTTGTATTGACGCTCTAACCCGCATGGCTTCAACGTTCAAGACAGAATACGAGTTTACGGGAAAACGTGTGTCATTACGTAAGATTGAATACAACAAAAGTAACCCCCTCCCGCTGTCTTATGGATGTGGCAACGGGTTCAAGCCGGGTGTCGGACGTTCAAATACGGGAGACAACCCGCCAACGGAAATTTTGTTCGTTCAAGGCGGTACGGACAATATAGACCCGTCAAAATACGGTTCTTCCGAGCTTCTTCTTCCCAAGAACCAAACACTCGCTTATGACGGCGAACATTTTGAAGATGAAGACGGCTTCATAGCCAAGAACGCCCGCCGTTATGTCGTTGATGAAGCAGGGCTTTCAATACGCCGTGATGACAAACAACTGTCATCACTCGCCGAAGATAGTCTTGACTGTTCTGAGATTTACCCGAAACGTGTCGGTACGGTCAACACGGTTGTAGTTGTTGATGAGAAAAACAACTTTTATGACATTGTTGACACGTCAATCCCATCTTCACTGAATTATGAAGAATGCTTGATAGAGGGGGAAACTATGACCGTTGTTTTTCAGACGGGTATGCTTGCCGGACGGGAGTTTGAGGTTAAATATTACCATAATACCGTTAAAGGAAAGGCGGCACGCCGTTTTGAGATTGTTCCCGCAGACATAGACGGGCAAACTATGCCAAATACCACATTCGCCCCTAAATCGGGCGATAAGTATGCCGTATTCAAATGTATGCTTCCCACAGCTTACATTTGTGATAATGCCACGAAAACAGGCGCATCATGGGATATGTTCCGGGCGGCTGTAAAATGCTTGTTTGATAATGAAGACCTGAAATTCACATTCACGGGGGAACTTGACGGGATATGGTCGAAAAAAGATTGGGTAAACATCGGGGGGCGCATCAAACTCGGAGGATATATCCGTTTCTCTGACGAACAGTTTCAGAAAGATGGCGTTCTCGTGCGTATAACGGGTATAAAAGATTATATCAACAAACCACATAGCCCCGTGATTGAACTTTCAAACACAACGGTAAGCGGCAGTGTTTCATCAACATTGAATGACCTGAAAAGTGAGGAAGTCATCGTTGATGACCTACACCGTGACGCTATTCAATTCACAAAAAGACGGTTCAGGGACGCAAAGGAAACAATCAGCATGTTGGAAGAAGCATTGCTCGACAATTTCACGAACTCAATCAACCCGATTGCCGTTCAAACGATGTCAATGCTTGTAGGCGATGAAAGTCTTCAATTCCGTTTTGTGAACTCAAAGACAAACCCCGTCCCGGTTACGCACAGAATTGTCTATGACAATGAGACGAAACAACTGACAGCGGCAGCGGGTATCATACAACACATGACCCTCGGTATCAATACGGTCAGTGCATCGCACAAGGTTTCGGAATATAAATTTTGGGATATGACAGCCTACACAAGCGCAGTGCTTGATGACGGTAAGAAGAAGTATTATTTGTATGCAAAAGTCTCAAAGACGGCACAAACAGGTGTTTTCACCCTGTCTGAAAATGCAATCAAATTAGAGGGTGTTTCAGGCTTCTATCATCTTCTTGTCGGTGTCCTGAACTCTGAATACAATGAAGAACGAAGTTTTGTCACTCTGTATGGTTTTACAGAAATCCTTCCGGGACGTATCACGACAGACAAGATTGTTTCCACAGACGGGAACACTTATTTTGATTTATTGAAAGGTATCATATCCGGGCAAATAAAGTTCAAATCAGGTTCATCGGGCTTATATGAACTTGATGAATGGGAAGCCGTGAACGGTTTGATAACTCAGGCTCAGAACACCGCCAACGCCGCCGTTGAGAGCGCAAAGAACGCCAATACCGCCGTTGGAAATTTAAACGACTATGTGGACGGTGCGTTCGCTGACGGCATTATTACGGAAGCGGAAGCGAAAGCGATTGAGAAGTACATCAACACAGTGAACAACACGAAAGCCGCCGTGGAAGCTGCGTATAACAAACTGTACACAAACGCCTATCTTACGGGAACGGCAAAAACCGGGCTTCTGAATGCCAAGGTTACGCTTATGGGCAGTATTGAGAACCTTATCAGCGCAATCAATTCCGCTATCGCCGATGGTAAAACCACCGTAACCGAAAAAAACAATGTTGACAGTAAATACGCCACTTTCAACAGTGCGTATGCAGACTTTAACACAGCCGTAGAAGCCGCCAATAAAGCTATTCAAGACACGCTGAAAGGATATTCCGATTCAGTTCTCAACACCGCCAACGCCGCCGTTGAGAGCGCAAAGAACGCCATTGCACAGGATTTGGGTTACGCGAATTTCGCTGATTTGGCAGAGAAAGCCGCCGCGAATGAAACCATTATTGTAGGAGGCAAAATCAACACAACATTGATTAACGCAGAACTTATAGTTACGGCGGCTTTGCTTGCCAAATTGGTTAAAGTGACCGAACTTATTGCAGAAAATTTGACTGTTACCGGAAATTCAAAAATAGCCGGGTTCAGCGTCAGTGGAAACGGGCTTACCAACACCCCGTTTAACAATGATGCGTATGTGATATTCCGTAATGACGCACATAAATGTTTTGCGGGTATCGGAGGAAACGTACTGCCGACATCATCAGGGTTGAGAGCCGTAGCAAGATTTGAGAATGAAGACACGTCCGATTGGTGGGGTTTGGGACGGAATGTCGCAATGTTGCTTTCTGCCAAAAACGGAACGTATAACCATGCTTTTTTAGGCGATGGCAACGGTACTCTGAACGGATGGATAGAAGGCTACAAGTACAGCAAGTTTACGCTTTCTTCCGCTAATACAATTTATAACGGTTATTCCAATCTTAAAGACAATAACCGATGGGTAATTTATAGCAGCGTGGATAATTCAGGAATAACTCTGCCAAAACTCTCAGAGGTCAGAGATGCACTTGGAATAGGCACAAGCACAAAGTTTTGTGTGGAATTTACCGTTATCTCAGACCTTGATTCAAAAGATTTCGATATATACGGAAGAAATAGCAAGAAGAGTAGTGATGGAACTTACCCATGGAATACGTCTGAATACCCCAATTTGGTACATTGGGACAACGACCACTGGGACAGCGTGGCAATGGGAGCAGGTGACAGCCTTACGGTGTTGCTTATATATGATTCAAGTAAAGGTGGCAGCAAAGGCGGTTATCCCCTGACCTATACAGCGAGAATAATCAATAGACAGAATTAAAAGAGATTATAATTAAACAACTTTAAAAGTGATTATATTGTAATCACTTTGTATATATTTGCAAATAAAAATCAAAGACTTATGGAATATTTACCAGCTATTATCAGCGCAATAGGCACAATCATCGCCGCATGGTTTGCTTATAATCAGTACACGAAAAACAAGCTCACGGACTTAAAAATTGAGAAGTTCAGAAAGGATGAAGAAATCAAAAGCATTCGCCGAGCCGATAATTCTTCTATCGTTTACGGGGAATTATGGAACATTCTTCACGAACTTGACGCTGACAGAGTTTATATTGTTCAGCCCCACCCGTTGGGAAATGAAAGTCTGTTATCAATCTATTATGAAGTAAAGCGTAAAGGTGTTGAGCCAATGAAGCCACATGTACAAAATCTTCGTATCGCAGACGTGGCTAAATTCAGTTCTGATATGGTTAAAAACCTGTTTATGTATATCACGGATATAGACACACAGGTTCAAGACAAATACGCAAAATCAATTCTATCAAGTTACGGATGCGAGGCGGCTGTGGTAAAGCGTTTAAATGATAACAAGCATGATTGGGTCGGTTCAATTTTCTGTGAGTTTACACGCCCGATTCATGTATCAGAAGATGAAGCGAGAGAGATTATGCACCGATGTGCGATGAATATTCAATACCTATTACCAGAATATAAATAAGAACGAGTATGAAAATTCTAATTGACAACGGTCACGGGGTTGACACGGCGGGCAAGCGTTCCCCTGACGGCTCTTTGAGAGAGTACAAATACGCAAGAGAAATAGCCGAAAAAGTTGTATCAGAGTTGAAGAAACGAGGCTTTGACGCTGAACGTATCGTCACAGAAGAAAACGACATCAGCCTATCCGAACGGTGTCGGCGTGTAAATTCCATTTGTGACAGAGTAGGAACGAAGAACGTCATTTTCGTTTCTATTCATTGTAATGCAGCGGGAAACGGTTCTCAATGGATGAACGCACGTGGATGGGAAGCGTGGACTTCTGTCGGTCAGACAGCCGCCGATAAAATGGCAGACTGTCTGTATAAGGCGGCAGAGGAAACAGACTTCAAAATTAGAAAGGACACAACGGACGGAGACCCCGACAAGGAGGGGCATTTGTATATCTTGAAACACACGAAATGCCCCGCCGTTCTGACTGAGAACCTTTTTCAAGACAATAAAGAAGACGTGGCGTTTCTTCTGTCAGAAGCTGGAAAAGAAACGATTGTCTGTCTTCATGTCAAAGGTATTATCAACTACTTAAAGACAATCTGAAAAATGAAACATCTTCCCTTGCTCTTACTATTGACATTCATTATAGGCGGCTGTGCTTCAAGCCGCCGCCTTTCTGAAAGCGTTCATCAACAAGACAGCGTTGGTATTAGGGTTGAAACCCGTATTGAATACGTACCCGATACTGTCTTTATTGAAATACCGGCACAAACGTCAGAACGTGAAACAGCCGATAATACATCGCATCTTGAAAACGATTACGCAACGTCTGACGCACGGATAAACCCTGACGGAACTTTATACCATAATTTGAAGACTAAGCCGCAGAAAAAGCCAGTAGGGTTTGAAAAGCCCGTTGAACGCAAAGACAGCGTTATTTATAAGACAAAGACCGTAACAAAAACGAAAATCGAGAAAGTCCCCCGTGACCTTACTTGGTGGCAGAAAACACAGATTTACGGCTTTTGGGTCATTCTTTTCATTCTTGTGATTATTTACAGGAAAAAGATTTTATCCCTTGTAAAATGGCTTATCTGATTATCTTATAAAGAAATAAAATCGGAAATTATATCGGAATTTTGGCAATTATGATTATCTTTGAACCGACATTTGAAAAAGATAAATAGCGTTTGCTATTGCCGTTGAGG